CCCATAAAGTCTGTGAATGCTTCTGCTACTGGGAGCAAAGCTGTTCCAATAGAAAGGCTTAGGTTTTCAAGCGCGATCTTATTCTTCTCTGCGCTTCGGGTTGCATCGATTGTGTCGAAAGCATCTGCTGTAGATCCAGCAGCAGTTGTCTGCGCATCAAGCTCAGCAGCAAACTTCTCTGCACCTGTGCCAGCTAGCACCTGCACAGCAGATACCGCTTCAACTGAGCCAAGTAGCTCGATCATCTTTCCGTTATTGCCACCAGCGTATTCGCTAACTGCACCTAACGCGAAGCCAAGTCCTTCGGATTCGATAGCAAATTGCGCACTATCGTAGCCAAGCGCTTGGAAGATAGCATCCATTTCCTCAGATGGTCGCTGTAGTCCCGTTAGTGCTGCCTTTAGTTGGTTAGTAGCTACCGAAGTATCTGTTCCACCTACTGTGAGTGTGGCTATCGCAGCGTTGATCTCCTCGAAGCTAACCCCAGCTGCCGCTGCCGCAGGTGCGACATTCGACATAGAGCTAGATAGTTCTGCGAAGGTTGTCTTTCCACCTTTTACGGCAGTAAACATTGAGTCTGCGATCCGCTTAGCGTCACCAGAACTCAAACCAAAGGCGTTCATTATTGTGGTTAGTCCGTCAACCGAAGTGTTTACATCAGTAACACCAGCAATAGCAGCTTGTGAAGCAACCGCTAGAAACTCTTGAGCGCTATCTTTTGGCACACCTGCTGAGATCGCGTTATACAAACCATCGGTCAGAATCTTTTGCGAGATCCCAAACTCTTTCGAAGTATCTTTGACTACTGATTGAAACTTGCCAAAGTCCTTAGCAGCGGCATCTCCAATACTTCCAGTTAGGGTAACTACTTCGGCGAGTGCTGTTCGAAGGGTAGTAGCTTCTTCGATTGCCCCACTTAGAAAGCCACCGATTTTTACGGCAGCAAAAGTTGTTCCGATAATTGCAAGTGCTGGTCCTAGCGCTCCCTTGATCTTTCCAAGGAATCCCTTACCAGTCGAGTTAGCCATAGCAGCACCACCAGCGTCTCCTGCTGATCCTAGTTGCTGGTTGAGCCCCGTTGATAGCTTGCTACCGAAGCCGTTGATCTGCGGAACAATCTGAACATACGCTTCGGCTATTCTACTTCTCGCCATTAGTGTCCTTCGGGTTCATTTGTTTCAATCTCTTGATAACCATTGCGCGGCTTTGCCTTTGCTTAGGTCTAATCTTTTGTTCCTTCTTAGCCCAAGGTGTTGGGTATGGCTTAGGTTTCTTTTTGCCAGAATTGACTTGAGCTAGAAGATCATAGGTGTTCGCAGCCACAGTCCATTCGTAACTAACTGGGTATTGCCAATTACGAACCGCTGCTTGTAGCCAACTCGATGGCTCTTGCAAAAGGATAGACACCAAGTGTATGGCTTCAAGTAGGGTTACACTTTTGCCAATCTCTAAGTAGCTAACATTGAACCTAGATCTAAAATCGTAGGCTACTGCCGAAGTGTGCTCCTCGATTAGCTCAAGGAGCTTAAGGATTCCCCCGTCGGCGCTCCTTGTGTCCAACTAGTAATGAACTCAGCAAAGGCTTCTGAGTTCATGCTGTCAACAGCGTCTAGTTCTTTGCTATCCTCGCCCATTACCTGTTCGATAATAACGAAAACCTGATCCGCTTCATCTGTAAACTTTCTAGACTTGCGGATAGCTCCCATTGGAATGTCTTTGAAAAGCGGTATGTGATACTTCTTGTTTGCTACTTCGAAAGTAAATTTATCTACGGTCATTATTCCCTTAGCTCAAGCGGTCTATGGTGAAGGCTAGGGGGCAGGTGACCGCTACCCACCCCCCAGCACATTTGTTTGGTTTAAGCTTCGAACTCTGAGTAGAACACGTCAGCACTACGCCCTGCTACTGAGTAAGCGGTGATCGTAATTCCATACATAAGTGCGTCACCGTTTACGATTGTCTGAGCATCGACGCTTAAGATCTCGCCCGATGGCACATAGTGTCGGATTGCTTTATCGCCATCAACAACATCGATCACGAATGACTTCTTGCCACCCGTTGCGGTTGCGTTGACTTGGATCTTTCCAGCAGTCATAGTGCCACCGAAGTAAGCCTCGATAACTTCTTGGTTGCTTTCCATCAGCATGAACGCATAGGTCACAGTTCCTTCGGTTACTACTTCGCGAACTAGGTCTGCGTTCTGCCATGCTCTGATCTGGTTAGTTGACTTGTCAATCGTAAAGCTAACTCCGTCGGTGCTGACGTATCCCAAATTGTCAAAGCCAGTAAGTGTGGAGTCTGTTCCTGTTGGTGCTGCTGCATCCGTAGCGCCAGCGTAAACTGCGCCAGTGATTCCTACTACTACATTGTTGGCTGTGAGTGCCATCTTTTCTCCTTAGTTAAGGTCGCTGCCTTTAGTGATTATTTCGAGTGTCATGTATCTGTGTTCTTGGTCGCTTTTTTCATCAACCCGAACAGGTGATGAAACCACGTTTATTAGTTTGATCTCGTTGCCCGTAAGTGTTCTAACCACCGCTTCAACAAGTCTGGCTAGTTCACTAGCTTCGGCATAGGTATTAGCAAAGACGCTCAGACCCAACCGCTCCATTCGCCGCACAGGATCTAGGTGAGTTCCACCATCACTCCTTAATGTAATTATCTTTGAAGGGTATGGGGATTTTTGTGGCGAAGGCTTTATCGTGCTGACGTGCACATTCGCAGCTACGGGTTCGGATCTACTACTCAGCTCTGCGGCTATTGCAGCAACTAGAACTTTTTCAACATCTGGAAAGATTACCGACTCCAAGGTTGCTCCATTCTTGCAAGCGCCCTAGCTAAAGTGCCTTCGGTTGCTTCTATGAACATTCCTCTGGCATCAGTTCTACCCACAGCGATAACTGCCTTAGTAGATCGAGATTGATTTTCGGTTATGACCTCATACTGAGATCCAGCCGCACTTCTGAGTTCTTCTGCTGCCGCCTTAATAATGGCTTCGCTTTCAGGACTCTTTAGGATCTCGTAGATTACTGCCCAGTCAAACTCTATTTTTGCTTTCCTAGCCAACTCGTCTCCTGACTTTTACAACCACTCCCAAGCTCCAACTTTCGAAAGGTGACTTCCAAGTAAGTGGATCGCCGTCTTTCACAAAATCCTTTTCTCTGACTTCGAAAACATCATCGTCAAGTATTTCTGTGCCGCTTGGTAGATAGAGCGTCAGAGAGGCATCTATGGGCTTCCTGTCGGCATCTACGGGTTCATCTGTCTGCCCGAAAGCTATTAGACAATCCCGAACTAAGATTTCTGACTCTGCGTAAGTCTCGTTGCCGTAATCGTCTGTGCCAGTAATCTGCTGACGCTTGATTATTATCGGTTCGTTTCCTCTAAAGAACACTATCAATCCAGATCAAGTCGTTCGCCGAAGGGCTTATTGCGTTTACTCCAACATTGACTTCATAAGCGTTGCCCTTGCGATTAGGCGCTAGCATGTTTGACTCATCTGCGGAAAGCCAAATGTCTTTCGTTTCAGAGAAGTTTCTGGCTTGCCCGAACGGTCCAGTTTGCTGCTGCCAATAGGTTAGGTTCTCAGGGTTTCTGAGTAGCCTAATGACCATTCGAGTTACTACTAGGGTAACTACGCTTTCACTTAGCTTGTTGCTATCTATCCTTGCTTGAATGCTTGGATACTCACTAAGGATTACAGCTTCGGCATCATCAATCAAAAGCTGTATTTGATCAGTATCTTCTGGTGGATTATCTCCCACCCATCGAGCTATAACATTTGCTGGTGTTGCCCAGTTGCTCATTACACTCCTTAGTTAGTTAAGGGGACTAAGCCAAACACGGGTTTCCGTTTTAAAACTTAGCCCCCTCAAGCTAGTGGTTACTTAAGCTGCTGCTACTAGTTCCTTGAATGCAGCGCCGTCTGTAATTCTGAATCCAACTTCGATCTCAGCCAAGACAGCAAACATGTTCTGCTGGAATAGGTTGATCGTGTTTTCACCAGAAGTAAGGGTTGCTTGGTCGCTGATCTTGATAACAACATCTTCGACCTGACCCCATACTGCCTGTGTCCAGTCACCTGCGTAGCCAAGAACATCTGGCGTTGCATCTAGGTAAGCTGCTTTTGACTTGAATACAGGTCGACCCAATACAGAACCGATTCCGCCTTCAGTCTGAAGGTTGTTGATAAACAACGGGCGATCCTGTGCGTCAAGTAGTCCAAGCAAAGTAGCTTCGCCCTGTGGAGAAATAATAACTCCGTTTAGGTCGTAACCTGCTGCGCCAACTGCACTCAAAGCATCGACCATTCCTGAGTAGCTAAGAACGTGGGCGGTGCTGTCCTTGAGTGTGTCAAAGTCCGAACCTGGAACTGTGCCGTGAAACACAGTCTCGTCGAACTTCTTGGCTAGCGCGGCTGGTAGTCGCTGTGCTAGTGCCGCATAAAGCGCAGGAAGATCGCGACGGAACTCGTTAGAGAAAGTCTCGATAACTGCTAGCTTGTATGGGCGTAGAATCTTGGTTGCAGCAGATCCGTTTGAAACAGGCTTTAGTGCCGTCTCGCCGACCCATGCTGCGGTTGGTTCTCCAGTTACGATGTTTACAGCAGCGCCATTGCCCGGAAGGGTTAGTCGCCTAGCTGCACTCTGAATAACTGAAGTCTCAAGAACCTTGCCCAAGATTTCATTTGATACTGCTGCTGGAAGTGAAATTCCAGATGATCCACGATTTAGATCAACCATGTTGCTCCTTTATTTATAGGTAATTACCGATTGCGTTTGCGAACTGATCTCCTGTAGTAACACCCGAATTGGTGCTTTTACCTTGATCAGCTACGGGTTTCGGTGTTTTGGATTTAGCGGTTTCTGCTATCAGCTCTAGAAGTTCGTCTGCCGCTAGCTCAAGTTCTTCACGGGTTGTGCCCGATAGCAGCTTGATCGCGTTCTTTGGAACTCCTTTTTCTGAAGCAATTTCGTAACGAGTCAGCTGTAACTTTGCAGCATCAGCATCTTGTTTAGCCAGAATTAGTTCTTCAGCTCTGCGCTCATCAAGGGGTTTCTGATTCGTTTCATGTTCTCGCCACTTATCAGCGGCTTCTTTGTCAGACTGTGCAGCCTTAGCGCGTGATTCCCACTTTCGTGATTCACGCTTCCAGTCGGTTTCGGTGGAAGTTGTATCTTCGTCAAAGATCTCTGCGATCTCGTCAGTAGTTTCTGGGTCGGTCTGTTCTTCACTCATTATTCTCCATGCGGATAGTTCGCCATGCGGCTATCTGGCTATTTGCCAGAGTTATTATGCAGCAGCTAATCTTCTAGCGTCTGCGGCGGCATCTTCTGCACCTCTAATAAGGCGCACTTCTGCCAAGATGTTTTGGGTGGATCTATCATTCGGTCCAAGTCTGCTTGTAGCTTCTCTGTATTGATCCCCAAACCCTTGATAATAATCTGGCTTTATTGCCTTAGCTCCACGAAACACGGGTTCTACTGTGCAAAAGCAGTTACGGTGGTAGCTCTTTGGAAACTCTTTAGTTAGTTTGGGATCGAATGCAACCATAGAACAAAACTCACAAGCATCTGCTGCCGCAACTCTCTGGTAAAGCGTTACGCCAGTATCCCTAACTGAGTTGTCTACCATTGTCCTGCGCTCTACTCCGATAACTGATCGCTGTAACTCGTCACCTAAGTTAGTCCTAAGTAGCCCGTTGTTGCCATTACTCTCCACGAAAGTTTTTGCTAGGAAGCTAACCGCTGTATTTGTATTGTTAGAAGCTTCAATCGGTGCCATCTGCGGCACGAAACTACCAGCAACTCTTGAGGCTGCCCTGATGTCGCTGTAATAGGTTATGCCTATAGCCCCAGCAGCAGCACCAAACTCTGTGATTAGAGCTGGAAGTGTGTCTCTTAGCGCTCCTGCAAAATTGTCTACAGAGTCCTTCGGCAGAACATCAACTAATCTGTTTGAGTAATCCTTTAGGGATCTAGTTAGCGTGGTAATTCTTTCCTTGTGCTCTAAGTAGTTAGCGAAGGTCATTATTCAGGCAGCTCAGCAGTCTGCGATTCTTCTTGCTCTACCTGTGCACTTAGTCGCGTTAGCTGACCGATAAGGTTAGTTCCTCTTTGCAGCGCTTTCTCGCTTCTGAGCACCTGCTTGTCACTATCGCTTAGCCCGATTCTATTGTAGGTAACTTCGCTATCTGCTAACAACACTCCAGAGGCAATTAGCTTGACTGCTTCATCAGCTGCTGCTGCTTTAGTTGGCGTTGAGGCATCTCTCCATAGTGGTCGGATCTCATTAGCCGAAAGTGGCAACTCACCGTCTCTGATTAGTAGTGCAATTTTCATAGCTTCAACCCAAGCCCTACCGAACTGTGTCTGCCTACGCTCTGCCCTCTTGACTAATCTTGATTCCATTTGTCGGATAGCGTCGGCGCTTGCAGGGTTGTCTGTCTGAAAGCCTAAGTAGCTAGGTGGAATAGCAGCTTCCGCAGCAAGCATTTGCGCTAGGGATCTAATCTGCTCAAAATACGGAGCGGTTGAGTTAGCTTGGAACTGCCCAACTTGTGGCATTTGCTGTTCGGCTTCGTTGTATGGCAAAGCAAGTATTCTGCCCTGATACACGCTCCAAGGGTTTAGCGGATTGCCATCGTTGTCGTAAAACGCGGATTCGTCAGCACCTAAGATGTAGCGCTGCGGTGCGCTATAGAACTCTCTTGCGATCTCTGCGCCAAGAAGGGTTCTCATACCAGCGTCGGTGTAGCTAATAACAGCTCTTGTTATCTCGCTTCGCCCAGTAGGATCGCTTGATCTAGGGTTGTTTACTAGCGGAACAACAGGGACTCTGCCCATGTTATGAACATCTCGCGCCATTTCATACCAGCTACCATTTTCGTAGTAAACAGTTATGGTTTCGTTTGGCAAGTAAAGAACACCAGAACGCGGCTTGCTGTTCTTGTCATAGTTCATCATTAGAGCGCTAGACAAGCGGCGTAGCCTCATGTCGTAAAAGCCAGTCATTCGGTTAGGTGACTCAATAGTAATCAGCGGATCAGGTTCGCCATCTTCGCCTTTGCCGATAACGATAAAACCCGTGCCATAAATCAGGGCATCTGTGTGACCGTAGCTGCATTCGCTATCAAGGTTGTTCTGACGATAGATCTCGTTCAGCCCTAGCTCCTCTGGGGAGATAAAGCCTTCAAGGTCTAGTCTTTCCTCAAGCACCGAGACAACAGTTCCAGGCCAACCAACTACTGTATCTGCGTTAGCAAGCTGTGGTGGTATTGAGATCCGAAAATCCTTTAGCTTGCTCTTGCCTTCGTAATAGTATTCAAGCTGAATGTTCTTAGTCTGGTGCCCCCTTAGTTTGTAGCTTAGAGCTTCAACAATCTCTTGCTCATCTGGGGATAAAATCATAGAATTATCGCTTTCTTTGCACTCTTAGATCTAGCTGTGCTTGCGTGCCTAGCGCCATTGGCTAAAATTGCACAAGCAAGTAGATCAACTTTTCTCGGTGAGTTCTTCTTTTCTTTTTTGAAGCTACCTGTATCAGTAGCCACCGCGTTCAGAATGTGTCGTTGCAAAGCTGGATCACCATCGTGTCCAAGATCCTTCGCTACTACATCAGCTAAAAACTGTTGCGCCATAGGTGCCATGCGGTGGTTAGTCGGCGGTATTCTCTCGACTCTCCTTCGCCACTTTTTTGACCAAGCTAAAACATCTGGTTCATAGAAGCTGGGATCAGCCCATAACATTCTTACTTGATACTTTTCGAACATTTGTTCGATTGCTGCATTTACATCATCTCGGTCAACTGTCCATTCGGGATC